CCCGCCAATCACCAGCGAACCGAGTGCCGCGCTAGAAACAGCCTCTTCGACAAATCCGCGTATCGTGCCAGCCAGCGCCGGGGCCGCGTTCGCATCAATCGCATACATCTTATTGTCGGATGGCTTGAGATAAGCCGTATCATTCGTTGCCAGTGCTTCACCAGCTGTAATCGGAATCGTCACCAGCCCGAAACTCGCGCCACCAGTCTGTAGCTGCGTAATGGCATAACTCAACTGTGATAACGGCGTGTTGATTTCAGCGACAGTCGAAACCGCGCCGCTCATCGGGTCAAAATTGTTGGTATCTCCGGGTAGTGGCATACATCACCTCTTATGGATATGTAATCCGCACATTGGCGACAATCTCATATTGTCCCGCGTATCCGACAGCTGCATCGTGCTGGCTGGTGAGCAGAAGATAATCATAAGCCTGTGTTCGCCAGTTCCATACGTATCCGACAACTAATCCGGCTTCATCATCGAAGAACGCCCACGTCCCAAGTTTCCGCAGTCCTGCAATATCCCAAGTGACCGGATTAACGCAGTTCACCCCGACGTAATACACAGCCTCAGCACAATCAAAACTGTGTCCGGGCGGCACAGGCACATTCGGTATAGGGTCAATTGTAATGATGCCCTGCGCGATTGCGGTAAGCGACATTATCAGTATCGCCATGAGTAGAATCAGAGTTCGTTTCATGCTTTTCATGGTTAGATCCTCACAGTCCCAACTTCAACATCAATGTAAAGTGTGACGGTCAAATCGCCGCGGTTCGTGCCGCAGTCAATATTGATGTCATGCCACCCACGCCAGCCACCAACCTTATTGAGAACTTCTTCGGTGATGTCAATTTCTTCGTAGTCATTGCCCGTGCTTTCAGGGAAGAGCGCAGAGGATACTAGCTCGCCGTTGACGACCAGTGAACAATCTTCCGGCAGTACACTATCTTGCTGTACCTCACTAAATTCAGTGGCATGTGAATGATCTGGTAACTGAAATGAGCCACCACCGCCCGCCGAAAATGTCCATAGCTCCGTAGGTACAGTTTCATTGACACGTCCAACAATGACAGCTTTGGCATCAGCACCGCCCTCGGTTGCCTCCATAGTCCCCCCCATCCATAGCGTAGGGGCGCTAACCGAATTGATACCTCCAATAACAAGATGCCTATGGTCAGGAATATCAAGGTTTACTTCACTTCCCCCGTCTAGCGCCGAACTTGCAACTGCTGTCCACACGCTGCGATAGATGAATGCCTTTACTGCCACTAATCGCAGCACATCATCAAATATGCGGAAACTAAAATCAATCGGAGTTGCTTCATCAATTGGTGCTTTGTGATTCCAAGTGCGTTGCTGTGGATACGGCTGTACCCCAATATTGTTGACCTCAATGCTGTCTACCATGCCCACAATAATCTCAGCCGCATTCGTGTTGTACGTATCGACATTGCTAATCTCTAGCTGAAGCTGCACGCCGTTCGCCCCGACAGTTTCCGAGACCGACATTATCCAGAAATCATCATTGATGTCCGCCCATTTATAGGGAGCAGATAACCCATCTTTCCAGACAGCCCCTTGATAAATCACACGCAATTTATCGCCCGGTTGAATCGTGGTCTGCACATTCCGCACCGTAGCGCGATAGCGTGTTTGTGGCTCTTTATGCCGCTGCAAATTTTCGTATAAACCATCGAACAGCGCATTTGCCGCATTGACTTGTTGTGGCTCAGATGTACCGACAGGTGCCAGCTTCTTGATTTGCACCATGCGTTCAATCTGTCCATACACCGCGATACTCGCATCATCTTTGACAACGTAGTGGTCGCGGCTGCCATCATTCACGGTGATAATGCCGGGACGTGTAGACTTTTCGAGCGTCAGCCGTGCATCACCCTGTCCCGCTCCGAAGCCCAGCACGAAGTTATAAAAATCACCCGCCGCCTCTTCGATAATCTCCATACTCTCAATCAAGAGGGGCATCGTGTCGTAATCGTTGTTGGGACCGGTATCACCTTCGATATATTCCAGCCGATAGCCATTCGCCGTACCGAACGCCCCAACTTCTACTACCGTTCCCAACGTGTGGCGCAAATGCAGCCCTTGAATTTCCGTGACCGCTTGCATCGACTTGAAAACATTCGTGCCATCGAAGCGCACACTGGTTTGATTGCCAGCGATACCCGCCTCAACATCCGCCGTCCATGCAGCGAGTGTCGCTAATCCATTCGCCGCATTGAAAATATCTTCTATCGTGGCATCGTCATACGTCAGACCCGGCAGAGTCAGCTTGTCCTTAAGTGCCAGCATCACACCCGTACCTTGGATACTGCGCTTGATAGCTGCCCCGGTGATGCTCACATCCAACTTGTCGATGATGAACGCACCGAGCAGCCGCGCCGCGACAGGTGCGAGTTCAGCAGGTGGCGTCGGCTGACAATAAATCTCCAAGATATTTCTAGCTGTAATATGTTGCAGCGCCCGAATATCATTCCCGGCGACTGGCGCATTCAAGCGCGTCAATCTATCCAGTGACCGTGTGATACTCACACTCTCCAGATAAATCGGTCCATCACTGACCACCAGTGAATATGTCGCATTGAATACCACCGCCCAGATACGCATCGGCTACTGCCTCCTGAAATGGTACTTATACATGAAGGCGTTGTAAGCCGATGATGAAGCGTTTTTGCTGCTAACCGTCCCGGTGAGGGTATGGTTGCCATCTGTACTAATCGTCACCCCTACAATCGTCTTGAGTGTCAGGTCCGCACCCGTGCCGTGATATATATCCGTCGTGCCAATCAAAACACCATCCACCCGCCAACTCACAATGCCGCTGTTACTCGCGGTGCGGCACAGTACCACGAAGTCATACGTACCAGCATCCAGTGTGAAATAGTTCTCAAAGCTGTCGTTGATAGCTGCGGCACTTTGACCCCAATAACGATGATATGGAAAGCGTCCCACGTCATCGCTGCCAATGGTGGCGCGAGCTAGTGCATTGCCGACCAGTACCACCGCGTCATGATGCCACATCCGCGCAAATTTCATCTCGAACGCCCCGCCACCAACATTTTCTGGATTATCAAACCAGATCTTATTCCAGAAGAGGTTTTGGTTTACGACATCTAGTACAGGCGCACCGACTTTAAGTTTTCGCAGGGTCATCAGGCAGTCGCTCCGCGCAAATTCATTTTGATCCAGTTCGCATCATAGCCACTGGATGAAGCATTCTTGCTTTCCACCAGCCCCTGGATACTGTGCCAACCCGTAGTTAAGACAATACTTGCCTGTGTTTGGTCACTGACTGCATCCGCCGCCGCGTACAAATCAATCGTCGCCACAACCACATCATCAATCTTGATTTTGAGAATCCCGCTATTGCTGGTTTTGATGACTCGTATTGTGAGTGTGTAGGTATCGCCACTGAGGAACGCACCGTGTTTCCATTCATTATTGATGGCACTGGTGTTTTGTCGTCCGTAGGTTTCGAGAATCGAACCGTGATAAAACAGCGCAACATTGTTCCCTGTGATGGCAACCGCTTCATCCGGGTAGAGAGTGCCTATATAAATTGCTTGCGGGAAGCCATCAGCACCATAGATAGCATCCGCTACTGCATTCATCAGTGCGGCATTCAGTTCGTCATCAGCATCAAACGGGCTTGGGAAAACAACAGGTATTGGCATCGCAGTCTCCTAGTAGTAAGTGTCCCATAGGTCGAGCGTCAATATCATGCCATCGCTGAACGTACCACCCACCAGCAATTCGGACGTACCGGGTGGGATTTCCAGCCACGTCGCTCTGAGTGCATTCACATTGCCATACCCATCTGCCGCGAACACCGAGTAATTCAATTGCGCTTGATGATTCCGCGCATCCAGAATCACAACACCGCCACCATCCAGCGTCCCTACATATTCAATTTCATCGGCATTGCTCACCCCATCAATCGACATGCGACTGAGTGAGGGGTTCTCAACCGTCTCCCCTGCTGGCGCTTCAAGCCATATGAACACACCAGCCGGCGCATCACCGTTGTTCGTCAGTTCAACTATATCGCCGCTATCGACAGTCACGCGGTCAATCTGTGGCGCAATCAACGTCAGCGTATCATCCAGTGCCAGCCCATTATCGAGGAACTTCATCCCCTCTTTGCCATACCAACGTGCTTTGGGACAGAAGAAATTCAACTCGCCCCGGGGCCACACATAAGCAAGATTATCACTATCGCTGTCCACATGAACGCGAGTGCATTGCGCCAGTGTGAAAACCAGCGTGTCATCTTCCATCAGCTTGAACAAATACGTCAGCCCGTGACTTTTCATCTGATGCAGCGCCTTCTTCAGCGCCGTAAAATCCGTATCGTCCTCGCCCGTATATTGGAATCGCAGCGCAATCGTCGTTGAACTCGTCCGCCCACGGCTCATATAATTGGTGGGGAACACCCCATCCAGACCCGGCAGCGTAATCGAATTCGCCGCCATATCATCGAACCGCTCTGGACTGAGCTTGTCCTGCCACAGCAGCGGATACGTAGCAAACAAGAATCGGCTGTCACCCATCCCGAATTGCGTTAATACGTCAGCCATTTGACCTCAACAATTCTTCAAGCTGCTCTTTAAACCCACGCGCAGCCGCCGCACCTTCGGCATAACTGTTCGCGTTGATCGTAAAATTCGCCCCGTCAAAGCTGATGCCACCGCCACCCGCAGCCGGATTGAACTCTGCTGGGACAACTGCCTCCCCTTTATGCAGCATGGCAAGCATGTCGGTATTTACAAAGTTTGTACCTCTTGCAAACGCATGTATCGTGCTTCCAAACGGGACTGCGCCACTGCCAAATGAACCGCTACCACCAATGTTAGGATTCCCGCCCGATGCGTTGAAACCACTAAAACTACCCGACAATCCCCGGTTGCCAGTGTCTTCAAAAAGTGCCATTGGATTAAACGTTGAGAGTGCGTTTTGAACGGGTCCAATAATGTGCTGCTGGACCCATGCTCCGATGTTGGGTAATGCGTTACCAATGGCAGTCATCAAATTCGTACCAACTGCACTCCAATCGGTAGTCGCAATCGCGCTGGCTGCACCATTTATCATCGGGGTAAAAATAGTCTCGTTGAGCCACGTCACGAAATTGAAGATGCCAATTATCGCGCCCTTAATAGCATTCATGATGGTTGCGCCGACTGCGCTCCAATCAATACCAGCAGCGGCAGTTTCGGAGTTCTCTGTAACGGGACCAAAAATGCTGTCGATAATCCATGCTATAAAATCGAATGTCGCTTTTATAGCAGTGCCAATACCATTCACAATATTTGCGCCGACCTGTGACCAGTCCACACTTTCAATCGCCGCCTGTGCATTGTTGAACATCGGCACGAGCAGGTTGTCATAAACCCACCCGATAAAATTGAACGTCGCTACGATAGCGGTACCAATCGCGCTGAGGATGCTGCTACCGACAGCCGCCCAATCCACACTCGCAACCGCTGTCTGAACGTTGGTGAATATGGGTAATAAGATGTTGTCATAAACCCACGTCGCCCAATCCGTAAGCGTACTCAATGCAGTGCCAATCGCGCTGAGAATGGAGCTTCCGACCTGCGCCCAATCAATTGACTGAACACTATTGATGAGTGGCGTAAAGACATTATCGACAAGGAATGTTGCTGCACCCGAAATCCCGCCCTCTTGAAAAGCCGCCCACAGCCCGGTCAGGGTATCGATAATACCTATAATCGCACTCCTCACCGCTGAGATAATCGGCATTCCTACACCGAGATTGGCAAAGAAGGTCTGTAATGCGAAATCTAAACTCTCAAAAACAGTCCAGCCCGATTCGAGTGATGTTCTAAATACGGTAAACGCCTGCCCGAATGCCTCAAAAACAGTAATGATAACGTCTAGCGCAGGGGTAAGGACATTATTCAGCGTGTCAGCTATAGCATTTGCAGTTTCTTCGGACATACCAAAAATCTGCAAGAATCCACTGATGACGCTAGACCCGTCTTCAAATGTCGTAAATAATAGTTGAAGCCCACGTACAAAACCCATGTCGGTGAACCAAACAGAGAGAACATTAAGTTGAGCCATAACAGCGTCAATAATTGGTTGCAGCGTGTCACGAATACCCAAGAAATTTGTTTCCCATGCCGCCGCAAAAGCGACAATCGCCGCTATCACCAATGCAAGCGGACTTGTCAGCGTAGCGAAACTAAATCCCAAAGCCTTCATAGCTATCCCGGCAACCTTCAACGTTGTGCCGAGTGCTATCAGTGCCGGACCAATCGTTAATAAAACCGATAGCACCTTCAATATGGGTTGTACAATGCGTTGATTGGCAGATACCCAGTCTTTGAAAGCGTTCACAACTTCTATCACCGCTTCAAGCATCGGTGTCAGCATCTCAATGAAGGGGGTAAATGCTGTAATTAGCAGTGCTTCGAACGAACCTTTCAACGATTCCAGTCGCCCATTGAATGTATCCATCCGCATTGCAGCAACTTCTGCCGCACTTGTTTGTTCGTTCATCTGCGCTTCAACCGCGTCGAGTCCTTCACTGGCAAGCAGCGCATTGAAGCCCACCCGCCCATAAGACCCGGCAAGCTGCTGAATGACAAACGCTTGGTCCTCAGCACTCAGGTTTTCCATACCAGCCTTAACCTCAGCCAGTACAACCCCGAAGTCGCGTGCATTGCCGCTTGCATCAAACAGCGATGAACCCACCATCTCCCATGCGCGAACATTGTCCGGCGTGCCTGAAATCATCTGAGTAAATATTGAGTTTAATTGCGTCCCGGCTTCTGTCCCGACCTTGCCAACCCGCGCCAGAACAGTTAGCGATGCCGCTGTTTGTTCATAGCTTAGACCCAATAATGTCGCACTTCCCCCCACCATAGCGAGGGCTTCCCCCATTTCGGACATTTCAGCCGGAGATGCACCCGCTGCCTGATTCATCACCTCGACAATCCGCCCCGCCTCACCCGCTGCAAGCCCAAAACTCGCCATAATGTTTGTGACTTGTTCGGCTGTTTGACCTAAATCCGCACCCGCAGCAGCAGCCCCGGTCAGCACCGCAGGGATTGTCGCCATCGCATCTTCAAGACTTAACCCTGCGGTCATCAGCATCAAAATACCTTCAGCTGACTGTTGTGCTGAAAAGGCAGTGTCAGCGCCCATTTGCAAAGCGGCGGCACTAACTTGTTCCATCGCCTCAGTGGTGAGACCAGCCCGTGCCTGAATCTCCGCCATCGCATCTTCAAACGACGCGGCAGACCGTATACCCACAGCACCCAGCCCCATCAATGGTGCAGTCGCCAGCGTCAGTTGAGCGCCGATATTGCTCATCGAGCTACCGAGCGCTTGCATCTTTCCGCCGATAGCCGTCAGTGCATTATCGAATTGTCCGATAGCGCGTGAAACCGCCGCATCAATATTGTCATTGATAGTGATGCTGCCGTATGCGCTGCCTAGATTTACGCCACCTTGTTGCGGAGAAGTCATGGGATACCTGTCAAAACAAAAAGGCTCTCGAACTCATTGTGTCCGACAGCCTTCATCTCATAGGCAATTCGCGTGTGCGATAAGTTACCTTATCGCTACCCCCCCCAGCGCCACCAGTGCCATCACCGACTGCACACGCTTCGGTGGCTCATCACTCAACAACTGTGCCAGCGTGTAGATGCGTTGTCCCTTGCTCGTGCCTGTCTTATGCCGCAAATCATATTTCGCATCGACCCAGCGCCCGAAATAAAAAACAGCATCATCAAAACACCAGCGCAGATACCCGCAGTCTTCCGGTATCTCAAATAAATCACTCGGTCTCGACGACCATGCCTTCGCCTGCTCGTATAAGCTCCACATCAACCTCCGCCGCGTCACGAAATCGCTCCACCGCGGCAACGAGGTTGTTGTCTCCCACAGCATAATTCGCAACGAACGCCAAATCTTCCAGCGCAATATCAGCGATATTCACTTCAAATTCATTTTGTGGGTCGCCGTCCACCAGCTTTGGGTAAACAAAGACATGTTTCGCCATCCACAACAGCGCGTTAATGGCATCCTTCGCGGCGAGGGCTTCATCAACTGGCTCATCTTGTTTCAAGACTTTGAGCTTTGCCTTGCCGTTCAACTGCTCATGCACTTTCATCAGCAAGAAATTCGGCACATCGTCATGCTTGCCAATCATCGCCACCAAATTGAGGCGCTGTAATTCCGCCACATTACCACTTGGCATCTGCACCAATTCAGTTTTTTTACGCCACTGGCTGGCATCCGTGCGCTCTAACTTTTTCCCCATGTCATTCCCTTTCTAAAAGAATGTGTTCGTGTAGGGGCATGATGGTTCATGCCCAATGTGGTGAGGGCTACGCCACCCCAAAGAACGCATTGAAATTGGCAATCGTCTGCGACACTTTGTTCTGGTCGATATACAAACATGCCCGTGTGTTCGTGCAGCGTGAATTGGCAATCCCCTTGCCTGAACTTTCTGGCAGGATGAATTGATTCTGCTCACTCGACAAACTGGGGGAAGTATCCAGCTTGCACAACGGCAGACCCATGATGACATCACCCAAATCATCACTGGCGAAGTTGCCCAGGACTCCGAAGTACGGCAGACCGGAACCACCAGCATCAAGACGCAGCCGCTGTGTCAGCGAAGCACCGGAGCCGCTCACACTCTGCGTAACCCCGGTCATTGACCAGATAGCATCAGCCTGTACGAGACCAATGCCGATGGTGAAGTTCACATGCGTAATAACGGTCAGCAAACGGCGGATGAGACCGTAGCTTTTCTTTTCATCCGTGTCGGCTTGCGGCTCGAATTGCAGCGTCTGACCCTCAGCCAGTGCTACAACCGTGCCGTATTGAGTTCCATCCCAACGTGCAACCCGCAAATCAGTGATGGTATAAATACTCTGTGGTACGCCAGTCTCAAAAGTTGGCATTGTCATGATGTTTTCCTTGTCAAATCTATCTGAAAACGCATCCTATCCATATTTGCGCGGAGTGTGTCATCGTACATTTCGCCTACGTCGCCTACCCAGATACTCCATGCCAGCCCTTCGTTATCCGTAGGACTAAGCCAATTCTGGTGTAGCAATTCCCAGATGCGGCGCTTTGCAGTATCGATATTATCAAAGCCGTGGGTTCCGTCATCGTACAGATAAATCTCCAGAAACCGTCTCACCGCTTTTTCTGGTCCGCGCATGGGATTTTCACCCCGCCAGCGCAGTACCCCTTGCAGCAGGATAGTCACGCCGTTAGTGTCATACTGCATATTATCTGTGGTCAAGCCATCAAAAGGTAAAGTGTCTGCATCCACAAAATCGGGAGTCACCAATGCGCCTAGCGCGGCATCATTATTAAGAAGACTAAGCACTGTTTGTTTGAGTGTCGCCATTAGCTAAATAGCCTCCGCACATCCGCCTGTATCGGCTCATAATGCGCTTCCAGTGTGGCAAGAATAATAGCCAGTCTGCCTTGATACAACAGTTCGAGATACACCCCATATTCGATACCATGACTGAGATAAATCGTGGTACGCCCATTTGTGCTGTCCACAACTGCATATAAACTCTGGCGTGCATTCGTAGTTCTATCATTCCACCGTGCATTTTGTTTCGCGTAGGCTTCTAGTTTAGGAGCCCATGCTTGCGCCAATTGCTGAATCGCCTGTTTAGCATCTTCACCATAGCGCCGCATTGCCGCTTTAACTTGCTCACGTCCACGCCATTCTGTCATGCGATTGCCTCACAGAATGCTTGAACTTCACCCGGCAAATCCACCACCGTGATGACTTCGTACTGTTTTTTGTTGATAGCGAACCTATCCCGCGCTTGAATATTGGTATCCGCGATACTCGGATGGTCAATCACGCCGAAGATAACCACCCGCTGCCGCCCTGCACGCCCGGTTGTCGCATCCACTTCTTCACCCGTGCCAGAGAATTCCACGCGCACGGTCTGTGCAGCCATCGTTGTAGTACCGCGCACCAATACAACACTGGATGCGTCACGCTTAATCCGATTCCAAGCATCAACTGCCCGGCTTCTGGCATCAATCGCTTCATCGTCACCGAAGTAAGCATCAAAGTCAGGCATCAGGATATTCTTTCCGTCGCGGTGGAATGGTGCTGCCCCGTCCCATCCGCACACTCGCCCCGGCGACACCTTCAATCACATCGTCGAGGTCTTCCTTATAAATATCCAGCAAGTCTTTGAGGTTCTTGAAAATCTGACTTTTCTTTTCGGATGATTCATTCGCTGTGTAATCCGCGAACTTGGCTGTGTTGGCGAGAAGCTGCTGCACTGCCAGCACCCGCGCACCCTCATAAGCCACATCAGCACCCCACCGGGCAGTAGCACGGGTTTCGAGACGGTCAATATCCGGGTCATCAAACGCACTGTTTTTGTCGCCAATGTCGCCGCGAAAATCATCATAATCGAGTGCCATCACGCGCTCCTATAAATCTCAAATACACGTTTAGCAAAACACGACCAATCGTACAATTCGGCAATCCGTCTCGTCCTCAGCATCGACGAGCGGAACGCAGGAAATTCCAAATCAACGATTGCTTTCATTTGCCGCGTCAGCACTTGCACATTCGGTTCAGCCCATTGACCGCAACCCTGCAATTTGTCGGGATACCGATGCACCGCGGGCCACGCATCCACTAACTTATATGGAATACCATAACCCCATTCATCGAGATTATCAGCAGTCCCCCCGAAGCGTGTCACCAACACAGGTCCACCCGTCGCGGCGAACTCCCTGGGCGGCAAACCAAAGCCCTCGCCCAATGTCGGGAAAACCATGCAGTCACATTCGGCATAGAACTGTGCCATCGCTTCATGCGTCAAATCAGCCCGTAGAATCTGAACGTTCGCATCGCCACTGTTGATGAAGTCGAGACCATTCTTGCGGCATTTGATAATCAGGCGCACATCTTCCCGCTTACCGAATGCACTTTTGAATGCGTGCCATGCCAAATCCCAGCCCTTTCGTGTCTGTCTATCGCCTAAGCACACGAAGGTATACGGCCTATCATCCATCCGCGGCTGCCGACACACATCAAAATAAACCGGGTCAACCCCCAACGGCACAACATGAATCGGCACAATCACCCCGCTATTGCGGAATACTTCAGCCACCCATACAGACGGCACAATCACAGCCGCGCAGGTATTCAGGTTGACAACCCATCCAGCAGGTAACTTCGTACTCTCAAACATCGTCACGGCGACGCGCTTACCCAGCAGCGCCATCACCCCGAACTCATTCCAGATAGTCGGATACCCCAGCAGCAACCCGCCAAACGACGGTATAATTTGACCTTCGCCCGAATTTAAACCAATCTGATTCACATGCACGTCGGCATGGTGCGCCAGATTATTAGCGATGATGCCATAGCTGTCGTACTTGTCCCAATTGGGGGAGAAAACATTGATTGCTTTCAAGTCTGTTCCTTATAACAAAAAGTCCACTCGCAGCGGACTTTCATAACGCCTGTAGGGACACGCAACGGCGTGTCCGTTTTACGAAGTGGGCCAATTGATTTTCTGGACAGCCGTAGTATCGCAATAAACGCCGCGATCCAAATCCCAAACCATCTGCGCCATAATGCGGCGGCTGACATCGGGATTACCCTCAGTCATGTCCAGCCCTTGATTTTGATAGCTGCGGAAATCGTTCGAGCGGTCACTCAAGCCAATGAGATAACCCACATTATCCGCAACCCCATCATAAGTCGTCGCCATCCCGCCGCGTGTGCCTGTCCAGCCGTCATACTCGATAACGCCTTGGAGTTGCGACACAACGGGCGAACGGGAAGGATTGCCATCTTGCAGGGTGATGAGCATCGACTTTTGCGCCTTGAGAGCATTCGCGCTGCCCGTCAGAATTTGATAGGGACCGCGAATGTCACGGGCTTTCGCCTGCTGCACCGCACCCTCAATTGTGCTGATATATTTCTCCAGCAGCGTAGCACCTTCGCTCGAAGCGGATGTTTCAGTGCGAACACCAATGCCACCAACTGTCGTGTATAACGCTAGGAGAATCGGGCTAAAGTGGATGTGATTTTGCAGCGCATTATGGGCGATACCCATTTGCCGCTCAACAATTGCCACATCCCACAACTGGTTATATTTCACCAGTGTTTTCGAGTATTCCAAACCGACAGCATAGTCAACCAGCACGACAGTGAAATCACTGGATGTCACCGTGGCAAACTTGACTTCGCCACCTTCGGTAATCGCCTCAAACACGACCCCACCGGGACCAATGCGATGCACGGGGATAATCTGTGGCAGACTGCTATCTACTGTTTCCACATAGATACCACGCCACAATTCCGGTTCCAAATCACGTCCGGCATAAACCTCATACCGTTGCCGCGTAACCCATTCCGTGCCGAAGTTGCTTGTGCCGATGAATTCTGCCAGCACACCGAGCCGCGCTTCAAAATCGCCAGCTTCCTTGGTGTACTTCCGAATATCAAAATCCTTCGGAAACCGCATCTGCGGAATAACGCCGTTGCCGAGTTCATCCAGCAGGTGGCGCTTATCGGCACGATTGCTCTGTTCAACCAGCTTTATACGGCGGTCAATGACTGCCTTAAGCTGCGTTTCTTTACTGATGAGTGGTACTGCTTGCATGATGTTATCCTTTCGCATCGATGCTCACCTAAACAATTCCCTCTCCATACAATGGGGAGGGTCAGGGTGGAGACTAGAAGTTAATCAGCTTGACGATGCACCAATTGTTCGCGTCTTTCAGCGACAGCACCCGGAACAGTGCATACGTATCGCCACCGGCGGTCGTCGTGAACGCAGCATCAGGAATCTCATGTGCGTTGCCAACATCGGAAGCATCGACATACACCGTGTCACCAATAGCCAGGGTCAGGGCAGCCGGGGCTTTCCACTGATGCACCGTACCATCCGCACGCATCGCCACCGTATCGCCACTGTCACCAGATTGGAACGGCAGCCCAACGAGTTTACTCACATAAATCGGACGCTCACCGGTGATGGTATAGATGAGGTCAACATCAACGCTCATGCCGTCTGTGTCTTTATAAAAAGTCTGTGCCATGTTCAGTTACCTTTCCTGCACATTGAACAATTCCCCTCGCCCATCGGGAGAGGGGTCAGGG